ATGGCAAAAGATCTTAAATTCTCAGAAGACGCGCGTCAAGCGATGCTAAGAGGTGTAGATAAATTAGCAAACGCTGTAAAAGTGACGATTGGTCCTAAAGGACGCAATGTAGTATTAGATAAAGAATATACAACACCATTAATTACAAACGATGGGGTTACAATTGCTAAAGAAATTGAATTAGAAGACCCTTATGAAAATATGGGCGCAAAATTAGTGCAAGAAGTTGCTAATAAAACGAACGAAATCGCTGGTGACGGTACAACTACTGCGACTGTTTTAGCACAATCTATGATTCAAGAAGGCTTGAAAAACGTGACAAGCGGTGCCAATCCAGTTGGTTTAAGACAAGGTATCGACAAAGCAGTTAAAGTTGCTGTTGAAGCACTTCATGATATTTCTCAAAAAGTTGAAAATAAAAATGAAATTGCTCAAGTAGGTGCTATCTCAGCTGCAGATGAAGAAATCGGTCAATATATCTCAGAGGCAATGGATAAAGTAGGTAATGACGGAGTTATTACAATTGAAGAATCAAATGGCTTCAATACTGAATTAGAAGTTGTTGAAGGTATGCAATTTGACCGTGGTTACCAATCTCCATATATGGTTACAGATTCAGACAAAATGATTGCTGAATTAGAAAGACCTTACATTCTAGTAACTGATAAGAAAATTTCATCATTCCAAGATATTCTTCCTTTATTAGAACAAGTCGTTCAATCAAGTCGTCCGATTTTAATTGTGGCTGATGAGGTTGAAGGTGACGCATTAACTAATATTGTCTTAAACCGTATGCGTGGCACATTCACAGCAGTTGCAGTTAAAGCACCTGGTTTTGGTGACCGTCGTAAAGCAATGTTAGAAGATTTAGCTATTTTAACAGGTGCACAAGTGATTACTGATGATTTAGGCTTAGAATTAAAAGATGCGACAATCGATATGTTAGGTTCAGCTAACAAAGTTGAAGTAACTAAAGATAATACAACTGTCGTTGATGGCGATGGTGACGAAAATAATATCGACGCACGAGTAAGTCAAATCAAAGCTCAAATTGAAGAAACTGATTCAGACTTCGATAGAGAGAAATTACAAGAGCGTTTAGCTAAATTAGCCGGTGGTGTTGCAGTCATTAAAGTAGGTGCTGCAAGTGAAACTGAACTTAAAGAACGTAAATTACGTATTGAAGATGCGCTTAACTCTACTCGAGCTGCAGTTGAAGAAGGTATTGTTGCCGGTGGTGGTACTGCCTTAGTTAATATCTATAAAAAGGTAAGCGAAATCGAAGCAGAAGGCGACGTTGAAACAGGCGTAAATATCGTACTTAAAGCGCTACAAGCTCCTGTACGTCAAATTGCTGAAAATGCTGGCTTAGAAGGCTCAATTATTGTAGAACGCTTGAAAAACGCAGACCCTGGTGTAGGCTTCAACGCTGCTACAAATGAATGGGTAAATATGCTAGAAGAAGGTATTGTAGACCCTACGAAAGTTACACGTTCAGCATTACAACACGCTGCAAGTGTTGCTGCAATGTTCTTAACAACTGAAGCGGTAGTCGCTACAATCCCTGAAAAAGACAATAACGATCAAGCAGGTATGGGCGGCATGCCAGGTATGATGTAAAAACGCCAATAAACGTTGTTTTAAAGGCGTTTGGTCATTCCGTGTGACATAATAATGACATAAAAATCCAGAAAATAAAAAATGCCGTTTGATTCAGCTGAACTAAACGGACATTTAAAATAATTCTTTTGAGACGTTTTCCATGAGTTGACTAAACTTGTGGGAAGCGTCTTTTTTGTATGAGTTGGTAATTTTTGCGTAGATGTTCATTGTGGTATTTATATCTTTGTGGCGTAATCGTTCTTGTATTTCTTTGATATGTACACCTGCCTCAATAAGTAGGGCGCAATGTGTGTATCTGAACGAGTGGGTACTTATTTGCTTGTTCGTTATGTCAGTCTTTTTAAGTATAGCTTTTATCCATAATTGCAGTTTTTTAATTACAAGTGGATAACCATTTACATCAGTAAATACGAAATTATTATCTACATAAAACTCATTTTTCCATGTATCCTGGACGTTTACCTTATAATCTTTGAGTAATTGAATTACGTGGGGATCAACTGAGATTTTACCGATTGAGCTTTCGGTTTTCGGTGTAAGTATCTGATAATGCTTTTTATTATTATTCGGATTGTAATAAGTCTTAGTAATGCTAATCGTGTTGTTCTCAAAATCTATATCAGACCACTTTAACGCTAATAATTCGCCTGCACGCATGCCCGTATATGCTAATGTGGTAAATACTTCAAAGCTATTTTGTGGCGAATGGTGATACTTAGCAACCTCCAGGAATTGAAACAATTCATCTTTTTCAAGAAACTTTTTGTGTATCTCAATTTCTTCTAATTCTTCCACACTTACTCTCTTTTTAGGTCGTTTGATACCCTCACTAGGCATAGCTTTTATTAATCGCATATCATACGCATACTTAAATATCATATTTGTAGATGCGACAATACTATCAACATAATTCTTACTATACTGTGTGCTCATATCGTCCACAAAGCGCTGATAATCATGTTTCTTGATAGTTTGTATTGGTTTAGTATTAAAGCGCTCTATGGCGTGCTGTATGGCTTTCTCACGCGCTCTCACACTACTTACTTTAACTTCATTCGCATATTGTTTAATCCAATCTTCAGCTACTTCTTTAAATGTATATGTAGATGGTGCGATATAGTCACCATTTCTTAATTGGCGTTCAATCATTTCAGCTTGATGTTTAGCGTCTGATTTACGTTTAAAGCCAGTTTTAGATATGTATTCATATTTGCCAGTAGTAGGGTTCTTACCTGTGGAAATACGATAACGCCAGTTGTTTTTAGCGATTTGGTCATAACTTGCCATGTGATCACCTACTTAAATTAATCAAATTTATAATTTTATTTTTTTAAGTGTTTCAATTTTACTGTCATTAAAGAGATGGATTAATATTCTATCATTTTTACTTAATAAGACTTTTGTCCGTTCAATAGTATCGATTTCTTTTTCATTTTGAACAAAATTTTCAACTTCTCTTTTGTAATGATTAAGTATTTTATTAATTAAATCCATTTTAAAGCCTACAGTTAAATCAGAAACAAAATTAAAAAATTCATTTCTGTCATAGTGATCGGTATCCATCAAATCAATTGCAATATAGCTTTTAAAACCTTCATTCTTAACTGGAATATCATAAGAGCCTTCTTTAAATATAAAATATTCTAAATAAAATGTTTTTTCATAATTTTGCTTATTTATAGTTACTTCTATATCTTTAAACTGATTTGTTCCTTCTTCATATTCTTTTATATCTACCAGATAAGGTGAATATTCAAAAAACTCGCATGGAGTTACTCCTAAAAAGTTACACAATTTATCAACTGTTTCAAATTGTACGCCTTTACCAGTATTTTCTGCTATTGCCATTAACGTAGTTTTTGAAATACCTGTTTCCTCATATAGATCTGAAATTTTTAAACCTCTTTCAGCCATTAATACAGATAATCTACTTTGTATCATTAGTTTACCTCCAAATTGTTATATAAATATATTACTATACATCACTAAAAAATAACAGACTTCACTAATATAGTTTTGAGTATTGACATTTGTTATTCTAAAGCATACAATACAATTAATAACAGACAACAATAAAATATTACAAAAGTCTGTTACAAAGGAGTGAGTGCGATGAAGAATAAATTCCGTGTATTAATTGCTATCAATAAACTATCAATTGCAAAAGTTAGCGATAATACAGGTATAGCAAAAACAACTTTATATGGTTTGTACTATGAAAAAACTCAAAATCCGAGTTTACCTATAATTTTAAAATTGTGTGAATATTTGAATGTAACACCGAATGAATTTTTAGGAATTGAAAACGTGAATGAAAAGGAGGCATAACACATGTTCAACATTAATATTGACGAACAAGAAGCACGTGAATTATTAGAACAAGCAATCAATCAACGTGTAGATGAACTGGCGAGAGAAAAGTTCTTCATGACCTACAAAGAATTAGCTGAATACCTAAATTTAAGTAAACCAACAATTGAGGATCTACTTATTAATAACGGGCTCAAGTATTACATGGTAGGCAGCACATACCGATTCAAGAAATCAGATGTAGATGAATTTATGGAGAAAATCACATCTCACATGGATATTCATAACAATGATTTAAAACAGATTAATGTTAAGAAATTACTTAGCACAATATAGGAGGATAAAGATATGAAACAGCAAGTAGTAATTACAAAGAGCGTCGTTGGTTGGTTTAATGTGAAAGATGTTGATGGGAATTTACTTTTAAATATTGCACCTGATGCATTTAAGAAACATTTTCCTGAAGTTAGTCCTGACATCGCAATTGCGTGTATGGAACTAAATATTAATAGAATCGTCGAACTTAAAGATAAGAAAGTGAGTGTGTAGGAAATGGAACAAGAACAAAATTAAACAAACAAATTAAATTCGGAGAGGAAAATAAGAAAATGAAAAAATTAACTAATCAAGACTTTAAAAATATTGAAGGCAAATTGAACTATGAGCATATGGTGAATGGAAAAAAACATACTAGTAAAATAATTAAATTATTACAAAAAACGTCATGTTAAAAATGTATCAGTTATTAAAGGTGAATATCCATATTTAAGTGATAATGAAATTTTTGAAATTCTTGCAGATTATCGAGAATACGAAGATTTAATATCAGCAATAGAGACTTTCACAGATTTCCCTATCATTTACGAAGGTTCTAATATTAGTAAATTCTTAACTTTAGATGATATTGAAAACTTAAAAATAGCTATTGAAGAAATGACAATTTTTGTTGAAATTTTGGAGGAGTAGTAAATGCTTAAAGATTTAAAACAAATTAAAGAGAGTTTTGAAATAGCAGATATTTCTAATAAGATCCAAGCAGTCATTGATTATGTATGTGACGAACAAGAAAGACTTGAAGATTTAAGAGATTATTATAGAGAAAATAATCAAGTACTAGGAGAAAAACAGACTAATGACAATATGAAATCAAATTTCATTATTGTATCTACATTATTATCAGTCATTCGTGACTATGAAAGTGAATTAGATGATATTGATACAGTTTTTAAAAATGCGTCATCTGATATGAATAGTTTGGCGACTAAATCAGATAACGCATAACTAGTACATTTTGAAAACCAAATGCACAGGAATAATATACCATTTCTGTGCTTATTCTTAAAACACAAAAACGAAAGGTTGATTAAATGGACGAAGTTTCTTTATATAAAAAACATTATCAATTCCATTCTAAATTAGATAATGTCGATACACCTAATTTATCTCGTATAAAAGAGATTAGTAAACGAATTTACTTTGCTGCAATTACAACAGAAAAACAAATTTTTAATAATAAAGGAAGTGTTTATCACCAAACAAAAGATGAATTTGCAGGTGATTACATTAATAACCTTACTTTAGATTATACCATAAAACCTAGAGAAATAGGCGCAGTCTATGGAACTATTTCTGTTAAAACAACAGTAGAGAACGGTGAGGAGGAGAAAGAGGCACATTTTAAGCCTAGTAAAACAAATAGCTATGCAAAGTTTATTATTGATCTAATTACTGAAAAAGTAATTTACTCAAAAGAATTGGATAGCTTTATCAAACTAAAAAATAATCAATATGAAATTATAGATAATACTAATTTTTCGTTAGAGTATCCAGTAGACAATAAGTATCATATCAATGATTTCCTTGATGTAATGCTAGAGGTTTACAAAGAATATTTCATTAATGATTATCAATATAATATCTATCCTTACGCTATTGCAGGTAATGATTGGATATATAATTGTAAAGAATTAGAATTTGTAGATAAAAAAATCACCAGTAACGATTACTATATCATTAAATATGATGTAGATAAGAAGAATATAAACATTAACTTAGCACAACAATTCTTTGACTTAGTAAGCGACAATGAACACAGTAAGAACAATTTAATGTTGGTACATGCTTATACTATGTATCGAAAAATGAAACTTATTCAAGCTGAAAAATGGTTCTTAATCAAAGACTTTGGGCGATCTGGTAAAGGTTTATTTATGGAAACATTTGAGAAACTTCTAAATGTAAACAAAGTTAATTTTGATAGTTTATTATCATCTGGCTTTGAGGCTGCAAATGAATGGCTTAACTTTTATGGTGCAGATATTGCTCATGCAAATGAAACAGGCGAAATTAATAAAGGCATGATGAGAATATTACGCAAAATAGCTACTGGTGAGAATATTTCAGGGCGTGGCATACAACGAAATAACGTTAAGTTTAAAAATAATGCAGTATTAATTTTAGATACTAATGAAAGTGTTGATACTGGTGAAATTACAGCAAATAGAACACGTACAGTTAAAATTGCATTTAAGGATAGACCAAAGAATGAAACTGATGAAGAACGTTATAAAGTATTTAAACCATTTTGGGACTTTGTTAAGCCTAACGGGAAAAACTCAGTCAATGCGTCAGTATCATTTTTAATATTAAGTCTTGAGTATCTCAAACAAATAGGCAGAGAATTTAAATTTAATAACGTAACACTTAAAAACTATTACAATGAAGATGAATTAACCTATACTCAAATTCTTATGCTCAAAGTCTTATCTAAACAAGATTTTATTTTTTCAGGTGATGAAATCTTACAAAAAACTATTGAAGAAGATTACAAAAATCTAAGATATAAAAAAGCTAAAGAAGATATGAAAAAAATAGGAGTGGCTATTAACCAACAGGAATGGATAGAGGGACAAAACACTAAAGTTCATAAGGTGAAAAATCAAGAATTATTTAATATGGCTTTAGCTTTGATTGAAACTTAGGATAGTCTAACTCTTACTAACTCTTGTACTAACTCTTGAAACATTGAAATATCAACTACTAACTCTTATAACTCTTATTTTACTTAGCATATTTTGAGTATATATAAATAAATGTAAGTATAGAACAAAAACAAAGTTATAAGGGTTAGAGTTTTCACTGGAGGTATTCTCATGAAAATGTACAATGCTGCAAAGTATCTTCTTAGTAAAGATGTGCAAGTTGTACCATTAAACGATAATAAAAAGCCAACAGTATCATTTAAAAATGTAACTATTGATGATGAATTTATAGATAATAATTTTTTAGCATATTCAAATACAAATGTATTAGGTGTCCTTACTCGTGGTTTATGGTGTATCGACATAGATATTAATCATGTAAATGGTGAAAATGGCTTTGATAGTTTGAAAGACATTCTTTACTATGTTGAGTTTGTTACTAATGCACAAAATACGCTAGTGCAAACAACAGCAAGTGGGGGAAAGCATGTAATATTTAAAAAACGTGAGGGCGTTGAATACGCTCAAAAAATAGGATATTTACCATCAGTAGACATTAAAGCACATGATAATAACTATTTTGTACTAGCTGGAAGTAAAACAGCTAAAGGGCTATATACAAGTAATAAGAAACCAGTGATTACTTATGATGGTGAATTTGAAGATCGTATATTTTCAAAGCGTGGAAATTACCTACAACAGACTATGGAAAAGTTCTCAGTAAAAAGTGTGTTGCCTAACCACAATTTCAATCATTTACAACATACTGGCAAAGGTGGACGAGGTAAAGAAGCATACAATCGTGTAATCAATGGTGAAAGCGTAGAACGTAATAATGATGTATATAAGGCTATTAGTTACGCATTACAATGTAACGTGGATATAGAGCCTCTAAAAGTAATTATTGGTGATGTTAAAGCAAATGGTGATGAATTTACTTTAGAAGAGTGGGAGGCCTCATATAATAGTGCAAGAAACTCATTACGAATTTAATATAGATGACGAATTAAGAAAACTAGGTTTATTAGTTGGAATATCCGAAGAAATGTACTATTGCTCAATTAGTCGTATATCAACATTGTATCTTGAAAACTTTGGGACTAAGTGGGTAGCATGGCGTGAAACTTACGATTTACAGAATAATAAAAGAGTATCGTATAGAACAATAGCAGATGGCAGTTTTGAATTAGTAGCTGCAAGAACTAAAAACTATTTAAACTACATTAAAAGAAAGCAGGGAATAAAATGAACGTTGAAATCATAGCAAATGAATTTGAAACTAGAGCAGCAACATTATTAAGATATTTTACTGGACTACATGAAAGTAGTCATAAAATGCCTATTGCATTTAAGATATACAATGATCCTTTTGATATTGTGTATCTAATAACCAAAGGTAAGATGTATGCTCATGTATTGATAAAAGATTGTGAAGTGAGAAAATCTTTTAAGATTGCCTCAGAAAAGCATACTGAGAAACTCATTGAGAGCATTGAGGGGCATTATACTGGATATGATTTATATGATGGAACACATGACACTATAAGCGATATGATGGCTAGTTTCATGTTTGATAATGAGTATTTTATGTACGGTCTAGAAACCTTTGCAGAAAGTAACAATAGTGACATGTTCGACTACATGAGTAGAGATTTCAATATAGATGAACTTGAAGGCGTTCAATCTAGTAATGCAGATGTTATAGGTAATATGGAGGCATTGTATCAGTTAGCTACTGGTATTAATGAACCATCACCAGAATTAGTAAAGGGGCTTAAAATCATTACTGAGTTTATCCAGAATGAGAAGGCTAATGAAGTTGATAGTAAAGCATTGATTAAGCGACTGAATGAATTGAAACAGTCTTATTATAATGGTATAAAAGCATAAAATTATAGGTCATGCACTTTAATAGGTGCATGGCTTTTTTATGTAAATCGTAATTGTTAAGATTTGTTAATGATTTTAGATTGAGTTAAGGTAAAAAACGAACATTAGTTCTATAATAGAAAGTGTATGAAATTGTATGAAAAGTAGTATAAATACTTTATTTATAGTGTTAAATGGAATGTTAAGAAGTTATATAAACATCACTAAAATAAGAACATTTGTTTGTTATTTAGGTGTAAATTTAGTATAATAGTGTTATAGAAGTAATTATACTTTTATGTAGCTTGGTTGGTTTCTTGCTCGCTGAAATCACGAATATAAATAGTTGAAAACTGTAGATTAATTGATTTGTTTCATTTAACACCTCCTCATTTACTTAGGTCTGCTCAATTAAGAATGAAATGAGGATAAAACAATGACAATAACAATTGAAAAAGAATTAACGAACGATCATATCAGAGTATTAAACGTATTACGCAACACTAAGCACGAGATTATTACTAAGCAAAATATATTTAATCAATTGAATATGGAATTTAACCGAAACAACGACAGATGGTTAAGAAATACGATTAATAGTTTAGTAGTTGATTATGGTTATCCAATCGGATATAGCTATAAAAAAGATGCAAGAGGTTATTTCATGGTTAAATCTGAGGAACAGAAAGAATTAGCCTTAAGAAGTATCAAGCGTCATATCGAAGGTAGTTTAAAGCGATATGAGGCGTTAAAGAAAACTGAGATTTAAGGTGATGTAGTGAGTGCAGCGATTGAAATTATTCAAGAGAAAGTTAGCGATTACGAATTGTTCACTAGATTTAATACTTACTACATTCAATCAAGAATAGTACTCATAGAAAGTGATATAGAAGATATGTATAACCGAACTACACCTAGTTTATGTAGTGATACTGTATCAGAAAATATTTACTATGAGAGTTATTCCGTTGAAAATCTAGCAATCGCTATATTAGAAGAACGTCAGAAATTAGAACGGTATAAAAGGAAAAGTCAAAGAGATTTAAACGCCTTTTATACTGTTCTAGGGCGTTTCTCTACTAAAGAACAAAAGTATATAAAAAACTATGTTAATACACACTCAGAGGCTCATATGAATGTGATAGAGCGTTTTAAGATTGAACTATACAAATATATTCAAACAAATAGAAATGAGCGTAATAAAGGTATAGAAAACAATTATTCATATATAAATGACAAGCATCAAAAATTAAAGACTTATCCTCATAAGTTGACGCTTAACCAAGAGAAAGCACTCAGGGAAAAAGAAGATGGTGCTACTGAAAAGAGTATGAATAATGATGAGTTTGTAGCAAAGTTGAATGATCTAGATAAGAAATCATTTAAAGAATTTATTTATAACAGAAATGAAAATAATATCGACTTTGAGAAAGTCTTAATATTACTGCAAACTATACCGAAACGATTACCACAAAAAGAGATTAAAAAGCCATATAACTACATAAGAGAAATAGGCTTAAATACTAATTGAAACGAGGGACTTAATTGAAAACTGCAAAATATTTTGATGAATACAACGAATATGTCACAGGTCAAAGAGAGAATATCAATAAAATTGAAAATGAGCGTCAAGAGTTATCGCAACGAATTAAAGAAGATAAAGCAAAATATAAAGAATTAATTGCTAACTCACAAGATGATGAGGCTGACGCACTCTATACTACATTTGATAGTAATGAGAAGAAATTGAAAGCCTTAGAGAAACGCTTATCGACTAAAAAAGAAGTGTTTGATGAAGCTAGACGTAAAAAGGCGATTGAACTTATTAAACATCAAGCAGATTTACCTCATTTGTACAAAAAGGACAAAGAACGTATATTAGCAAAATTTGAGCCAATCGTTGAGGAATATAACAAAATTTTAAATGAAATTTCAGAATTAAACGATGAATATGAAATAGAATTTGATAGATTTGTTCGAGTTTATGACAAAGAAAACTTTGAAAAGGATAAAGAAGTAAGAGCAGAAATTAGAAACTATTTCAGCCCTAATAAATACTCAAATTATGTGGGTGGAGATGAACTGCCTTTCATTGATATAAGAAATAAAATGCAATTAAGAGGTGATAAATAATGGCTAGAAAATATAATTTAGAAAAGGTTAGCAATTATATTTTAACAGAAACAACGTTATCGGTAGACGAATGTCAAAAAGTATTAGATGTAGTAGAACAACAAATCTCTCAAAATATTCAACAGCAACAAAAAGATGAACTAACTCAACAGTCACAAAGAGATAAAAGTCTTAAGAGAATGGCCGAAAAAAATCGCATAGTTAAATGATAAATATCTTGCCTATCCTTAGTGGTAGGCTCATTTTATTTGTGAGGTGCTTAAATGGAATTAAACAATGACAATCAATCATTAGAGTTAGAGTACGAAGAAACTAAGGTACTGGAGTATCAGTTACTAACTGAGTACAACCCTAAATTTATTAATGCGAAGATAAAAGCTATCACTACACAAATAGAAATGATGTATCACATGAGTATCTCACATACTACTATTAGTGATGAATTTGGCATAGTATCTGTTTCTTATCCGTTAGAAAAATTAGTAATTAGAATTATAGAAGAAAAAGATAAATTGAAATGGTATAAAGCTAAATCAAATAGAAATCTCAATCATTTAAAACAGGTCATAAAGGAATATACTCAAGATGAACAAAGAGAAATTATCTATTATATGCAGTCTAATGGTTCAACTATCAAATATGACCTCATAGAACGCCTACAATACGACTTATTTAAGCTGAGAAAAGAAAGTAAGCAGAAAGAGTAAGGGCTAAGGGATGAAGTACAATAGAGAGGCTATTAAGCAGTTTATACGTGATTACGCAATGGAAAAACATAACGCTACATATGATGAAAATATAGGCGTAGATGATTTCTTTTCTTTAAATGAAAATGTTGAAAGTATTAATGTAGTAGACGCAGGACAGCAGGCATTTTTTAATGAGTTAGATCAATATATATACGCAACGTGTACTAGTAGAGAACACATGCTATTTATGTTGTTGTGTGAGGGATATTCACAGAAACGGATAGCAGATATATTTACGGTTACTGTTAGTCGAGTATACCAAATATATTCAGATCTATTAGATAAATTAGAAAATAAGGAGGGATAACATGAGTGATTTAAACCCTAGACAAGAAAAGTTTATATCTGAATACCTAAAGACGTTGAATGTAACACAAAGTGCAATTAAGGCTGGTTATAGTCCTCATACTGCAAGTGTACAGGGAAGTAGGCTGCTAAAGAATAAGAAAGTAGCTAAGTATATTGATGAGCAACGTAAGAGAATTATTGACGAAGGCGTATTATCAGCGAATGAGCTATTGCATATTCTTAGTAATGCAGCAGTAGGTGATGAGAGCGAAGTAAGAGAGGTCGTCGTTAAACGTGGGGACTTTCAACGCAATCCAGACACTGACAAAATGAACTTAGTTTACAATGAACATGTAGAAATGGTGGAAATACCTATTAAGCCTAGTGATAGATTGCGTGCTAGGGATATGTTAGGTAAGTATCATAAGTTATTTACTGATAAAAAAGAATTATCCACTGACACGCCTATTATTGTAAACATTGGTGATTGGCCGGATGATGAGGAAGAAGAAAAACAAAAAGCACTAGATGAATTACATGAGCAGCACCCTAACAGAACAATGATTATTGATGATGTACCATTAGAGGACTGATGACTATGTGTGATACTGCCGATAAGTTAAATATGATAATCATTGAAGATATGTATAACAGAGCAATGGCGATAAAGAAATATTCCGTCATCTATTACGATGATCTGATGAACGACAAAGAACGTGCAGTGTGGAATACACTGAGTAAAACACAAAAAGGATTAGGAGTAATACTACCATTTAACTTAATGATTGCCAGAAACGGTGTAGATAGACGCATAGTACCATCTATAAAATTGAATGATGATAGGATATTTATTTATCCGAATAGATAGCGTTAGGCCTATTTACGATACGGTTGATGTGAAAATGGCTACACCAATATTTATTGATAATATTGGTAAAGATGAGAAAAGTGGGAGAGATTTATAAGAGTTGTGAAAGTAATATCCTAATGCAACATTTTTAATTGATGATGTTCCTTTGGAGGATTAACAAAAAGCACTAACTATTCATTAGGTTGAGTAGTTAGTGCTTTTCTGATATTAAAAGCCCCAAATTAGCGGTGGGTCAGCTTTATAGTCATTTTCATTCAAGTTTTTTTCTTTGATGATTTGGCTAGGGAATTTATTAGGTTTACTTTGTGATTTGAACATATTCGAAAGTTTTTCGGATATACTAATTTGGTTGTCAAATTGATAATTACTAGAGTCATTTATTGTAGCTGTGAAATATAATTTTTTATCATCATTAATATATCCTTTAATTAAATAACTTCCTAATGGATTTTTTTCGGTTTTTATTATTTCTATCTTGTGGTAATTATTAACATTTTCTGTGAAATACATTTCGATACGCTTTTTTTGTATATCTATATAATGTTCACGCTTTTTTTCATGCAGCACATAGAAACCTCCAATAATAAGTGATACTATTGCTATAGATATAGCAAACAATACAATTTTTTTATTAAACATAGATAACCTCCATAAAACTAAGTAGTAAAAGGTGATTAAAAACAATGAATGTTACAGATGAAACAAACCGAAAACTATCAGAAGAGAGTTATAATAATCATGCGATAAATGACACAATACAAACTCCAACTGGCAACTTTAAAGTCATTGAAAAACGTGACAACACAAGAAATGGATTCAGAGCTTATGTATTTGCGCCAGTTGTAAATGGTAAAGTAGATACAAGCCATATTTATCCTGCATTTGCCGGAACGGATCCACTTTCAACACAGGATTTGATAACAGATATCCAAATTCCATTTCATCATAACACAAGTAACGGAAAAATTAATGATTATTATAAAAATTTAGATAATACAACAATTGATGAAAATCACAATAGTTGGACTGATAAAAATGATATCGTTAATACAATCACAAACTATGGTAAAGCAGCATTAATGCTTTCTTTAAGACAAAAGCTACCTATCACTACAAAATATGATTTTTTGAAACATCTTGATTTTACAAAAGCTACTCCAACTCAAATGGATGAGAGTGTTGCTTATATGGATGGGATAAGGGAAAAATATCCTAACAGTGAAATACATGGAAATGCTCATAGCTTAGGTGCTATAATGGCTCAAATTAATACTGTTAATGGCAATATGGACGGTGCAACAACATTTGCTGGTCCAAATACGAATGGTACATATCCAAGTGACGTTCAAAAAGATATTAATGATGGAAAATACGATAAAAAAATAAAAAATATCGGTCATGCTGATGATGTGGTAAATAGATTAACATTTTTTAAACCAAGAATTGGGACCAATGTTACAGTGCCTCCTAAGTATGATGGTTTTTTATCGAGAATGCCATTAATAGGACAACATTTTATGGGGACATATGATGATTTCGATAAAGATGGAAATGCTAAAGGTATGTCTGAAAATGATGTTAAGAAGTATAAAGAAATGAGAATGAAATTATATTTAGGATTACCTTTCGCTATCGAATATGGACCTATCTTTGCTAAAGGTATGATTAATTCATTTATAAAATCATTAAAAGAAAAAATTAAAGCTGATAAAGCATCAAAAACGAAAAAAGGCTCTAAATCTACAAGTAAATCATCGAAAAGTGTTAAAGGGGATTCAGATGCTTCTGCCAAAAAGGGGAATGGTGGCTCTGGTGGTTCGGGCAAGAAGATAAAGATACAACCCGAAGCTGTACGTGCTATTGTAAGTGATTTACGTGATCGAATACATAAATATGATGATGTACTAAGAACCATTGAGGAATATGAAAGGGAGACGAAGAAAAGCTCCCAACGTATCCTAGACAAATATGAATCTGAATTATTGAGTGGTTCCCATAAATTTATAAGTCCAAATGATTTGACCGAGTATATGGAAAGCCTAGCACAAGGAGGGGCTGTAGGGAACTTAGAATTTTATGATAATCATTTAATGGAACAAGTGACGCAAGATATACATCAAAATAAAAAAGCGTTAGTGCAATTTGCAGAAAAACTAGAGTATGCAGCAGATAAATTTGAAGATAAAGATTTAGAGGAAAGTGATGTATTTGGACTATTTAGTTAGGGGTGGCATAGATGAGTTCGAAAGATGCAGAAAAGAAACAAAAAGAAATGGCGAGACTGGAACAATTAAAACAAGCTATGCGATTAGAAACAGAAAATATGGTAGAGCAAGCCAAAGCAGATGTAGAAACACGTAAAAATGACATACAACAAATCATTGAAGTCATCAACAGCGCTGGCCAAGAATTAGACGAAGCATTTGAGGGCGAAGCAAGTGAAGCTGCACAAACGAATGTAACGAAATTAAAAAGTAAGAATATTGATATGAATACAGATTTTGAATTCTTAGTCGACTCATTTGAAGTATATTAAGATAACCCACTACCTCTGAACTGAGGAGTGGGTTTGTTATTCGTATAATACAGAGTTTTAAGAAATTAATAATCGTTTGCAATAAGATAGAACAAGCCACCTATTATCATTATTATGATTAATGTACCTATAAATGGAGCCCAAGCTAATACAAGTGACCATATTATAAGAACTAATGAAATTATTATCTGTAGAAATCCAAAAAATGATGACCCCATTAGGTAAGCTAAATAAATCGTTAAAGCAAAAATTGCTACAGTCAATAACATTAGTCCTATAATTTTCAAAGTCCCTGTTGTGTAACCATCAACAAATAAGTTTTTTACATGAACTTTATTACCGTATTGATTAACAAATTCACTAGCTTGAATATTTAAGTTGATAAATGAAATAATTCCAATTACAAGTGTAATGAAATTCCATTTAACTTTATCAATATCTTCTAAGATATCCATTTTTGAATCCCCCTATGTATAATTTTGTTGTAATTATACACACAAAATCCCAAACAAACCTATTTATTGCCCAACTGTTTAATTTTTATGCTTAAGTGTTGTAATATACAATATTTGTTAACATTTATATTTACTTATAAAAGTATTTCTTCCTATTCATAGTATAAAAGGCAAAAATATTTTAAGCATATAATGCCTTTTATAATTGAAAAGCGCCAAAAGCGTTAAAAAAGGTTACTTAATGTATAATAAAGTTAAGAAAAGTATTGACACTGTTACACTAATGAGTTGATAATATAAAAGTATATAATAAATAAGCAAGCACAAAATCTCGGAACTGTTTTTGTGTATTTAATCATAAATCACACGATGACAGCGTAAGGGCGCTGTTATTTTTGTGTAGATTAATTGGATGGAAATTAAATGTGTTTTCTATGGAGGAATGTATATGACTACATTTAGTTCGGTTAATAAAAAAGAAAAGCTAAAATGGTTAGATGGTAAAATAAATATTGAGACTTTGTCAGAATTGCAAATTCAAAAATTCTTATTTTTTACAGAAATGTTTAATAAAAATGTAGGTATAGATTATGATTTGACCAAACTTAGAGCTTATGAAAAAGGACCGGTTTTTAGTGATGTTTATGGAGATATTAGACATGATAAGACAGAATTGGTATCAGATTTTTCAGAATTAAATCCAGAATTTCATGAAGAAGAATTAAAAAATTTAAAAACTGCTTTATTCTTAACAAAAGTACACACTGATAAAGAATTATCTAAATTGACACACATTTTTGATTTGTGGAAATCAAAAAAGGAAAGAATAAAGCAAAATGAATCACAAATACCTATATTAGATCAGGATATTACTAAAAAAGATCTTAATATAATTAATGAAATATTTAAATCGACGGTTAATCGGGATATTGATGATTATAAAATCATAAAAATAGAGGATAAAATATTTCTAATAAAGATGGATGAATTACACTTATTAAAAGAAGACCATAATCAAACTCTTGAACTACTAAGTAAAGATTCTGATTTAGTAAACCCGGTCTATGTAACTTTTGAAGAAGGAGTTATGATAATTGATTAATATACGTGATGTAGTTAAAATTAAAATGCCGTTTCCTAATATTAGTTCTGCTTTGGCTTGCAGAGCACATATGTATATATGTTGTGATAACTCAGATTTTGATAAAGTAATAAAAGTTCAAACATTCAAACCTTTTTTATTAACAAGAATAGAAAATTATTTAGATTCAGATTATTATATAGGAGAACACCCTTTCAAAGATAAAAGCTTAATTGATTTAGATAAATGCTTTAATATAGAAAAAGGTAAACTTACTAAAAAATTAAAGGTCGCTAATAATAATGGTCAAATTTCGGAAAGATTTCACAGTGATATAATGAGTAATACAACTAATTTATTTTTTTGTAATGATATTCATATCAATACAGAAGAACTTGTAAGTGTGGATGATTATATAAGTTGATTGTTATTTAGCATATGCGAATGTTGAATATTTTGTTTAAACGTCACTTGGTAAAGTGGCGTTTTTCTATGTTGAGAAAAGTCTTGTGTTGCATTGTGGAATAAATTTATATATCTAAATTCAAGTAAATTGAAAGTATATTTGACGTAGTGAAATTTAAAATTAATATATTCATATTTTGGGTATGAAAATCATAAGTTATAATTACATGATAATTATTGTCTCAATATTGATTTTTACAGTTATATTTATTGAAAGTAGTGATTTTTGTAACCAATTGATTTGGTGAATGATACAATGAGGAAAAATTACTAAAATATAAGTAGGAGTTAAAAGTGTGAATAAAACAAATTGGCTAAATAAGATAAGGCTTAACCTTTATATTTTAAGTAAAAAGCGACTTAATAAATTGCCATTATTTGGAAAAATTGCATGGCATGATAATTATTTTTCGTATAGTTTTGAGGCTGTAGAATTAATTGAAATATTAAAATTAGAAGGCCAATGTATGAAAAAAAGATATCAAGAAGTGCCGTATATTTTGCAAAGCAATCTTCCAAGTAAAGAATGCGATGATTTTACAAATGGTATTATCAAAGTTGATAAATTACATAATTATCTTGAAGAAGTTCGAGTTAAAGATATTTTGGGTGAATATAACGGGCAAGGAGAAACGATAGAATATAATAGTATAGAGCAATTTATGAGTAAAAACAATAAAAAAACAAATACCTTTAATAACTATGCGAGTTATTACTACCTGTTCAATATGAACGCTAAACAATTTCGAGATTTATTTATAAATAAAGAAATATACGAAAGTCAAATGTATGATAGAAAGATTGGAATGAACACAGTATATTTATTAGAAAAAAACAAAAAGTATTATGTGATTATTAATGGTACTCACAGAGTACTATTTGCAAAATTAATAGGTATAGAAACGATAAAAGCAGTTGTTTTTAAAGCAAATTAA